GGTAATAAAAATTATACCAAGGCGGAAAAAGATGCAATCAGAGCTGAATTCCCCGACAAATCCGATAACTGGATTAAGGGAAAGATCAGAGAGCGTAGAAAGCAAAGGACAATTGACTTTGCTAGAAATCTGGGCATCCAAACTGAGTCCGATAACGTGGCGGATGCTGCGGGAATTGCATGGTATGCGGTAAATGAAGTTGTGTGAGGAGGTATAATGGCTAAGAGCACAAAGCTTTGGGAGAATAGAGACTGGGTATACAAGCGATACGTAGTTGAAAAGAAAACTGTTCTTCAAATGGCAATGGAAGCAAAATGTACTCATATGACGATACAAAGAGCTTTAGAACGTTTTGATTTAATTAAAAAACCTAGAAAGTGGACTAAGTAATGAAGGTGTTGGTAACTGGGGTTGCAGGATTTATGGGCAGCCATCTTGCTGAAGAATTGTACAAGCGAGGACATGAAGTCTATGGCATTGATAATTTAATAGGTGGGTACGAGGATAATGTTCCAGAAGGCGTTACCTGGTGGCAGGCAGATCTAAATGATTTTGATGCTGTAGAAGGAATGTTTAAGGGCATTGATTTAGTTGTACATTCAGCTTGTACTGCCTATGAAGGATTGTCAGTATTTTCACCAGCATTGGTTACAAGAAATACTTCTCATATAACAACTGTAGCATTGTCTGCTTCCATCAAGCATGGTGTAAAGAAGTTTGTTCATATGTCATCCATGGCTAGATATGGTAAGCAAGATACTTTGCCATTTACAGAGGATATGATTCCTAAGCCACAAGACCCATATGGTATTGCTAAATTAGCTGCAGAGCAGTTAGTAGCAAATATATCATCAACTCATGGCATGGAGTATGTTATCTTGGTTCCTCATAACATTATTGGATCAAGGCAAAAATATGATGATCCATTTAGAAATGTAGCATCTATTATGATTAACAGAATATTGCAGGGCAAGAAACCAATTATTTATGGTGATGGAGAGCAGGTAAGATCATTCTCATTCTGGAAAGATGTATCAAATCCATTAATCATTGCATGTGAAACAGATGTAGCAAACGGTATGGTTATTAATATTGGTCCTGACGAAGAGTCTGTAACAATCAATGAATTGTTTAAGATTGTTTCAAAAATAATGAATTACGATGGCGATGCTATTTACATGCCTGGAAGACCACAAGAAGTAAAGCATGCAGTATGTTCTGCAGACTTAGCTAGAAAAGTTTTAGGGTATGAGACAACGACTAACTTAGAAGATGGCTTGACAGAGATGGCGGAATGGATTAAAATTAAGGGTGTAAAGCCATTTAACTACCATTTACCATTAGAGTTTATTACAGAAAAAACTCCTAAGACCTGGACGGACCAACTTATTTAATGAAAAAGTTTATTTTTATTCCAGTAGTTTCCAATATGAACCTACTAGAAAAAGCTGTGCATAGCGTAAATCCAAACATATACGATGAGTATATCATCTTTAACAACTCTGGTGGAGAGATCCCAGAGTCTGTTTACCTAGGAACTCCTTTTGCAACATTAATACCAGACCAACCAAAGTCTTTTACTGAAACTCAAAACTTTATGCGTGAATATGCTATCAAGAATAACTTTGACTACTACTCCTTTATGCATAATGATGGTGAGGTACATAATGATACAGATTCAAAGCTAGTAAACTTTGTTGAAAACTTAAATGAGGATTGGGGGGTTGTTTTTACATTGTATGATGTCCTATGTGCTTTTAATACTAGAGCAGTAGAACACATCGGTGAATGGGGAGATGAAGAATGGCCAACACAGAAGTCTGGCTACTATCTAGACTGTGATTATTATAGAAGACTTTCAAAGTCTGGCTATCCACAATTTACTATTCCAGAACACCATATCACCCATACTGCCTCAAATACAATTAAAAATCCCGAAGAATTAAAGATTTGGGAAGATCAAAGGTCTGCTGTTGTTGCCCACTACATTAAAAAGTGGGGCGGGGTAAACGGAGCTGAGATCTATGATCATCCATTTAACGATAAGGACAATAGATAATGTTAAAGCCAGTATATGAAGATGTTCATAATTTTAGCTGTAGTGATTTATATTTGCATGCCTCATCAGCACCTTCAGGTCAGCGTATTTGGAATGCATGCCATGAAATTGCACAACTATTAATTGAAAAGAATATATCTTATGGAGACTCAGCACTTTCGCCTAGTAGAATATTTGCACAGTCTGACGGCATTGAGCAGTTAAAAGTGCGAATTGACGATAAGTTGAACCGTGTTAAAAATAATCAAGGCTACGCTGGAGACAACGATATTGATGATTTGATTGGTTATTTAATTTTACTTAAAATTGCGGTTGACAAGAGCAGAGAGAATGGGCTATAATTAAGTATGCCAGTTTATGAATACTCATGCATTACATGCGATGAAAAGTCAGAGGTAACTAGATCTTTTTCTGATGAAGAAGTTCTTCCTCCATGCCCTTCATGTGGTTATAAAATGGCTCGTGTTTACAGCCCCGCTGGAATTCAATTTAAGGGATCAGGTTTTTATAAAACAGATAATGGATAATGAACTAGAAGTTGCTGGCAAGTTTGATCAAATGAACAAAGTCGTAGAGGAATTGCTTAAAGGCAATACCGCTACTCAAATTGCCAAAACACTCTCTATAAGTAGAGTTCAGGTCGAAGGACATATTCAGAACTGGAAAGCTATCGTACAAGATAGCACTGCTATTCGTGAAAGAGCAAAAGAAGCTTTGGCGGGAGCAGACGAGCATTACAACATGCTTATCAAGGAAGCCTGGAAAACAGTAGAGCAGGCAGATGTTCAAGATGCACTTCCAGTAAAGACGCAGACACTTAAGCTAATTGCTGACATTGAAGCAAAAAGAATTGATATGCTTAATAAAGCTGGAGTTCTTGAAAATGATGATATGGCATCCCAAATTTTAGAATCAGAAAGAAAGCAAGAAGTTCTTGTAGGAATACTGAAAGAAGTTACAGCAAACTGTGAGCACTGTAAGTGGGAGGTTGCTAGAAGGCTTTCTCAGGTTACTGGGCAAGTTGAAGCAGTTGTAATCAATGAGTGACTTTAACGAATTTTTAGATGCTTTAAGTGGAGATGAATTTTCAGAAAAGCCAGTTACACTAGAGCAATTTGTAACTGATAAAAACTATTTAGGATTACCTCCACTTTCTGAATTACAATATCAGTCAATCAAAGCTTCGACTCAAATCTATAAAAGAGAAACCTTGTATAAACTTTATGGGGAAGACGAAGGCGAAAAGATATTCAAACAAACATGTAATGAAGTAATCTTGCAACTTGGCAAAGGATCTGGTAAAGACTATACATCAACTATTGCTTGTGCTTACATGGTGCATTTACTTCTTTGTTTATCCGATCCAGCAACATATTACGGTAAGCCACCAGGCGATGCTATTGATATTATTAATATTGCTATTAACGCTATTCAGGCTAACCGAGTATTTTTTAAAGGTTTTAATCAACGTATTGAAAAGTCCCCGTGGTTCCAAGGCAAGTATATTGCAAAGGCGAACATGGTGGAGTTTGATAAGTCTGTAACAGTTCACTCAGGTCACTCAGAAAGAGAAGCCTGGGAAGGTTATAACGTTCTTGTAGTTATTCTTGATGAGATCTCAGGTTTTGAGCTGGAGTCAACCTCTGGTCATGATCAAGCAAAAACCGCATCATCAATTTATAAAATGTATCGTGCCTCTGTTAACTCTCGTTTCCCAGACTTTGGTAAAGTAATCTTGCTTTCATTTCCACGCTTTAAAAACGATTATATCCAGCAAAAATACAATGAAGCGGTAGCTGAAAAAGAAGTTGTGCTTAGACATAAAACATTGAAGATTGATGCTGACCTTCCAGATGGCACACAAGGAAATGAATTTGAAATCGAATGGGAAGAAGACCATATTATTTCATACAGGATTCCTAGAATCTTCGCATTAAAGAGGCCAACTTGGGAAGTTAACCCAACCAGAAAAATTGAAGATTTTACTACAGATTTTTATACAGACCCAACGGATGCTCTATCTCGTTTTGCATGTATGCCACCAGATGCTACTGATGCGTTCTTTAAAAATCGTGCAGTAATTGAAAAAGCTTTTAGCAATCCAAAATTAAATGTTGATGAATATGGTAGATTTGATGACCACTTCCAGCCAAATCCAGACAAACTTTATTTTGTTCACGTTGACCTTGCACAAAAACATGACCATTGTGCTGTAGCACTTGCACACACCGATAGCTGGGTAACAATGAAGATCGGTGATAAATATAAGGAAGCAGCACCTAGAATTATTGTTGATGCTGTACGTTTTTGGACCCCGACTGCATCTAAATCAGTAGATTTTACGGAAGTAAAAGATTACATAATTAGTTTAAGGCAGCGGGGATTCAATCTAAAGATGGTTACATTTGACCGATGGAACTCTCACGATATGATGCAGCAATTAAAAACTCATGGTATCAATACTGAATTACTTTCAGTTGCTAAGAAGCATTATGAAGATATGTCTTTATGTTTAACCGAAGAGCGTGTGCTTGGGCCTAAGATCCAATTACTTATTGATGAGTTATTGCAACTTCGTATTGTGAAGGATAAAGTAGATCACCCAAGAAAAGGCTCTAAAGACTTATCTGACGCAGTTTGCGGTGCTATCTATAATGCTGTAGCATTAACCCCTAGAGATTTAAATCAAGCCTTAGAGCTTTATACATATGGCACTGTATTCCAAACAGAGATAGAGAAGTTAAGAGAAGAATCAGACGCTAGATTGGCACAAAATAAAACAATTAAACTTCCAGATAAGAAAATAATGCCACCAGATTTAAGAGAATTTATGGGTATTGATGAAGACGAAGAAGAAGAAAGATTCCGTGTTGACAGCATGAGAATTCTATAGTAGACTACAGACATGATAGCAAACGGAACACTTAAAACAATTGAAGACAATGAAGACATTTATGTATCTTTAACTCAGCTATGCGACTACTTCGTTAAAGCTTCTGTAAATATGAGGCAAGAAATCAAGGATGCAAATATGAGTTCAAATGAATATGCAAAAGGTCTTTCAGATATGATGTTTACTTTAGCGGATGAGCTTGTCACATTTGGCAAGTTTGAAGCTCAGCGTAGAATGATTGAGACTCCAGATGATTTGCTAAGAATGGTTTCAAAGGACCCTTTCGGTCAAAATGATCAGTAAAATCACAATCAATGATGAGTCATACGACCTAGAAACATTTAGCATACCTAATGACAATTCTCCTATGTCAAAGTTTAATACCTATGGGATTATCAAAGATTTTAAGATAAATGAATGCAAGGGCG